TTACTTCGTCTCGATGAGCCACCACACGGCACGCGGCAAGGCGTGGCCCGTGATGGGATGAATGTCGGTGAGGTCGGCGCAAGCCGACCAGCCCGAGGGCGGGCGGTAGCCGCGCACGTCGCCTGCGCCGTGCCAGCGGCGGGCGCGTGCCTTGCCGGGGGCGTAGATCGCCGCCATGCGCGGGCGGCTGTTGGTGATGTGGGTCATGGGGCCTCTCCTTCCAGCGAAGCGCCCCGGTCGAGGCCGGGGCGCTTGCCTTCGGCGCGGGTCAAGCGGCCAGCGCCTCGGCGGGTTCATCCGCCCTTGCTTCGGCATCCTCCGGTGCGTCCTGCTCCGGGCCTGCCTCCTGCGCGCTTTCCCGTACTGCCTGCTGCGGGCCTTCGGCCTTGAAGATGGCGGGCATCCAGCCCGTACCATCGGCCAGCCGCTCGGCTTCGCTGGCAATGTCGGCCTTCTTGCGTTTCGCCAGTCGGGTGACGGATTCCGGTGCAAATGCGCCCACGGCATCCAGAATCACGGCCTTGGAAACGTGCTTGAAGTAGCCTTCTGCGGTCGGCTTCCACCATGCGGCCATGTCGAGGCCCACGGCCTGCGCCAGTTCCTCGCCGGGCTGGTATGGCGTGGCGCGGGGCGTTACCACGTCCACCGTGGAAGCCACGCACACGGCCAGCAGCCGCACCAGTTCGTCTTGCGACTTCGCCAGCAGCGCGGCGAACAGTTCGGCGCTGTCCTGCGGCAAGGCTTCGCCCGCCAACTCTTGCAGTTCGCGCAGCGCCACGGCGGCGGGCGATTCCGGCCAGTCCGGGGCCCTGCCTTCTAGCCGGTCTTGCGCCGTGAGGCGCACGCCCAGCGGCAGGCCGTCGCCGTAGGCGTCGGGTTGCAAGACGCTCTGCACCATGCCATGCACCAGCGCGGCCAGCGCGACGTGCGGATGCCGCGCGACTTCGATTTGCAGCGCCGCCGTGCGGTGGGCGCTCAACCGCTGCGCCAGCCGGTCGGACAGGCTCGCGGCCTTGGGCGCGTCGTCGGCGTCCTCGTGCTCGTCGTTGGCGGCTTCGCCTTCGGCACTGCCGAAACCGCGCCGCAGCTTTTCCAGCGTGCGCAGCGCCTTGGCCTCGGCTTCGCGCAGCAGGCCGCGATGAATGACGGCCTCGCCGTTGCGGTCGATGGTGACGATGGCACCGGCCACCTCGCGCACCTCGGGGGCGTAGCCTTGCAAGGCGTCCTCCGCGTCTTGCAGTTCCCCGACCACCTGATCGCGCCGCTGTTCCAGCTTCTCGGCCTTGGCCTCGTCCTCGCTGCTTTCACCTTGGTAGGCCTCTTCCAGTTCGGCGTCGATCTTTTCGAGGCGGGTTTCCAGCGAGGCGATGCGGCGGGCCTCGCGGGTGGTCGGCTCGCGGCGGTGGCGCGGGGCGTTTTGGAACGCCTGCCGTTCCTCATAGGCCAGATGCGGCACGGCCTCCACCCATGCCCAGCCCTCGGCGCGCACGTCCTCGGTCAGCGTTGCCAGCTTGTCGCGCACCAGCGTTTCCAGCACTGCGGTATCGGTGAGGTAGGTTCCGGCATCGCCTTCGGCGAACAGGTCGCGGCGGACGCCGCCGCCTGCCTGCCGGTAGGTGTCCAGCCCGACGAAGCGCACCAGCGCGTGCGTGGCGTCGATTTCACGCTCGGTCAGGCGCTCGCGCAGCTTGGACGGGCTGCGCTGCCATTCCGGCGCACCATAGAACGCGGCTTCCTGCGCGGCGTGGTCATCGGTGATGGTCAAGGCCATCAACTGTTCCAGCGTCACGCCACCGGCCCGGTAGTCGGCCATCAGGCGCGGCGAGACGTTCGCCAGCTTCAAGCGGCGCTGCACCACCAGCGGGGACACGCCGAAGTCGGCGGCAATGTCTTCGACGGGCCGGCCTTCCTTGACCAGCGCGGCGAAGGCCGCGAACTGGTCGGCGGGGTGCATGTTCTCGCGCTGCACGTTCTCCGCGAGGCTGACGGTACGGGCGGAAGCATCGGCCACCAGCAGGCACGGCACTTCGTAGTCGGCGGGGATGCGCTTCTTCTTCGCCAGCAGCTTCAAGGCGGTCAGGCGGCGGTCGCCTGCGACGACTTCGTATTGCTCGCCATCGGCGGCGAGGATGACAATCAGGTTTTGCAGCAGGCCGATGCGGGCAATGCTCGCGGCCAGTTCGGGGATGGACAGGCGCGGCATCTTGCGGGCGTTGCGCTTGGAGCGGCGCGGCAGCAACTGCGAGAGCGGAACCAGAATCAGGTTCTTGGACGGGTCGGCCATTTCCAGCGGGGCGGCGGCTTCGATGGCGACGGCTTCGGTTTTGAGTACGGCGTTCATGGTGATAACTCCTTGCGGTTAGGGATGCAGCAGCGAGAGAAGCGGCAAGGGCTGCTGCCTGCCCCTGCCGCGTGGGGATTCAGGCTTTCAACTGGCGCAGGCCATCGGCCAGCAGCCACAGGGCGCGATTGAGGCGCACGCTTTGGTCGATGCCCTGCACGGGCCGGGTGGTCTGGCGGCGGCCATTCGCGGCGCGGGCGGACAGGCCGCCTTTGGTCAAGTTCTCCTGCGTGCGGTTGAACACGCTCCACAGGTCGCGGCGGTCGTCGTCGTGGCGGCGCGGCATCAGGATTTGCGATTCCGTGATGGGCGCGGGCTTGTCCTCGTCGTACTTCAACGCCAGCGCAGCGCGGGCGAACACTTCCGATTCCCCGGCGTCCAGCGTGATGGCGCGCATGGCATCGCGGGATTCATGCGCCCGGTCGAAGCCGTGCAGGACTTCGTAAGCGCCTTCGATCACATGCGCCGCCACGTCGCCCTTGTGCGGCACGCGCACGTCGGCCACGGTGTCGCCGCAGACAAGGCCATTGCTGCAAACGAAGCGGAACATCCCGGCCAGCATCTGATAGCTGCTGGTGCCGTCATGGGAGTTCAGCAGGATGATTTCGTTGGCCTCGCGGCCGTTGATCTGGCTGGAGTGGCGCAGCCGGATCATGTGCTTGGTGTAGTCGCGGCGGTCGTCGTTGCGCACGCGGGTTTGCGTCACCATGAAAGGCTCGAAGCCTTCCCCGCGCAGTTCTTGCAGCACGGTCGCGGTGGGGATGTAGCTGTACCGCTCGGAGCGGCTTTCGTGCGGCGCGTCCGCGAAGATGGACGGGGCCACGGCCCGGATTTGGTCGTCGGACAAGGGACGTTCCGAACGCAGCACCGGGGAACGGGAAGCGAAGCGGGATGCGAGTTGCATGGCATTTCTCCTGACAAAGAAAAAAGGGTTTGCTGTTCACCGCACACCGGATTCCTAGATTCGGAAGCCCAGCCTTTCGGCTGTTCGGTGCGGTCGGCACGAGGAACCCGGTTGGCCCTGTTGCCACCGTCTTTCCTGAGTTCATCGCCCGCGACGGTCAGGAGCGCGCGGACGGGGGTCGTCAAGGAGGCAAGCGCAGGGTTGGTGCGGCCCGCAGCGAAGCGAGGACACGGCCCTGCGCGCCTTGACGGCACACGGCCGCGGGCTACAGTCGCGGACAAGGTGATGGAGTCAGGGAAGACGGCTGGACAAGGCAACGGCCTTCCCCACACGCCGACCGCACGGCAAGCGAAGCGCGCAGGCCCGGATCTAGGAATCCGGGCCTGAGGCGTCAGCCGAGCGGAGCGAGGGAACGATGGAAGCCCGGAAGGGGCGAGACGCCGCAGGCGGCTCGATGCGCAGCGCGCACGACAGCGCGACCGGCCATGTTTCTTGGCCGGGGACGCACAGCATTCAATGCTCGATGCACAAGCTCATGCGTCAGTCATGGGGAAACAGGTTCGACAACGACTGCTGTGGTCTGGCCGATCCGGCGCAGCCGGTTCGGCGGTCTTTGAGGGGCGCCAAGCACCGCGCGGCGGGGATAGCCCGCAGGGCTTTCCCTGGAGGCAAGCGAAGCGCGCAGCGCCCCACAAGGGGCGCGTAGGCATCACGCCGAGTCGTCAGGGCGCAGGCTGGATTCCGATACCGGCATCCACGGCGATGACGAGTCCAGCAGGTAGCGCGCACCACGCGCGTACAGACCCGACAGCCCGGTGGGCTGGTAGAACCCGGTGACGCGGCGCCGGAACTGCGCGCCAAACTCGTTGGTGTAGATCACCGCGTCGCCGATCTTGAAGCGCAGGGGCTGGCCGTTCTCCGGCGCGAACGGCTTGAGCGCATCGTGCTGCGCAGTGATTTCGATGATGTAGTCGTGATGGCTGCTCATGGCATTGATCTCCTGCGAAGGTTGGAAAAGCGCAAGGAGCGCCTTGCGGCGCTCCGAGGGCCGGCTCAGACAGCGATCCGCCCGGCCAGCCGCGCATCGCGCGCGTAGGCGCTCAACCGCTTCTCGGCGCGGAAAGACAGGTCGCGCTCGATCGGCAGGCCCAGCCCGCCGCGCACCGTCGCCAGCTCGCCCAGGCTGACCCAGGCGATTTCTGGCGCACCCAGGCCCAGGTCACAAAGACCAAAGGCGTGGTCGTGGTCATCGGGATCAATCTCGGTCAGCAGCCAGGTCGCGCCGGCGTCCGGCGTAAACAGCTTGACCACGGGTGCCGGATCGAAGTCCGGGTTCTCCAAGGATTCGCGGCCGTTGGCCAGCAGCACGATGCGCTGCTCGTCAGTGATGAGTGCGTTGTTCACGGTGAACTCCTGAAAGGATGCCGGGCGGTATTGCCCGACCCTTCCGGGGCACGGCGCAGCGCAAGCAGTCAGGGGTCAACGACGGCCGCCAGGACGCAAGCGCCATCGGCGCGCAGCCCTTGACGGCGAGAACGCCGTGGCACGATGAAGGGAACAGCAAGACCGCCTCTCTCGCACCTCCACGCACCCCGGTTTTCGGCAAGTGCGCAGCACGCGCAGGCCCGCGAGGGCCGGAGTCGCGCGGCCGGGCGCAGCAAAAAAAGGGGGCCGAAGCCCCCAAGGGTCAAAGCAGGCCGCGCTCGGCGAATGACGTGGTACGGCTTCCCGCGACGATGACGTGATCCAGCGTGCGAACGTCCACCAGCGCCAGCCCCTGCCGAAGCTGCGCGGTCATCGCCTTGTCGGCCGCGCTCGGCTCGGGGTTCCCACTCGGATGGTTGTGCGAAACGATGACCGCCGCCGCATTGAGCCGCAGCGCCAGCTTCACCACCTCGCGCGGATGCACCTCGGCCGCGTCGATCGTGCCGTGGAACATCTCCACGTAGTCGATCAGCCGATGGCGCGTGTCGAGGAACAGCACCGCGAAGACTTCGTGCTCGAAGCCGGCCAGCTTGGCGCGCAGGTAGTCCTTGACCACAACTGGCGAAGTGAACTCGGCGCCGCGCTGCATCTTCTGTTCGATGACCTGGCGCGCGGCTTCCAGAATCTGGTCGGCGTCCGCCGGCCGATAGCGCCCACGGCCATCGCGCACCATCAGCGGAGTATCGAGAGAGAGGGAAAGTTGCGACATGATCGTGCTCCGGTTGCTCGGGCGGAATTGCCCGGAACCGGCGCCAGCACGGCGCAGCGCAAGCAGTCAGGGGTCGCAGACGGCCGCCAGGACGCAAGCGCGCATGGCGCGCGCCGCCCTTGACGGCGAGAACGCCGTGATACGGTGAAGGGAACAGCAAGACCGCCCACACCCGCCCACTGCACACAGTCGGCTTTTGGGGCAAGCGGAGCGCGCAGGCCCGAGAGGGCCGGAGGCGTCAGGGGTCAAAGCCGAATGGCCGCGATTCGGCACGAAGCGCGGGGCGCAGCCCGCGAACCCGACGGCGGCACGCCGGGACGCCCGGCTATTGCGGCAGCTTCTTGAGCTGCTTCGCCGCACGCGACTCCAGCAGTCGCCGCGTGGTTTCCAGCTCCTTCTGCAACAGTTCGGCATCCGGCAGCACGGTACGGTAGTTCGCCGCCATCACCTTCGTCGGCAAGCCCTCCAAGGCATACCGCGCCAGCGCGTGGCCCTTGTCGGCGCAGAGGATCAAACCCACGGGCGGGTTTTCGTCGGGATACGCCCAATGCTCCTTGGCGTAGTTGCAATACATGTGCATCTGGCCCACGTCCGCATGGGTCAGGCTGCCCAGCTTCAAGTCGATGATGACCAGGCAGCGCAGCCGCCGGTGGAAGAACAGCAGATCCACCCGATACCACGTCTGGTCGATGCGCAAGCGCCGCTGCCGACCGACGAAGGTGAACCCTTCGCCCAGCTCCAGCAGAAAATCCTCCAGCCGCTGGATCAGGGCTGCTTCCAGATCGGATTCCGAATACTCGTCCTTGAGGTTCAGGAACTCCAGCACATACGGGTCTTTGATCGCATCGTCCGGCCTGACGGCATCCTCCGGCCTAGGCGCAGCGCCCTTGACCAGCATCGCCGCCTTGTCCTTCGACAAAGCGGTGCGCTCGTAGAACTGGCTGCCGATCTGCCGGTCAAGCTGGCGCACGCTCCAGCCGCCGCGCAGCGCCTCGGCCTCGTAGAAGCGGCGGGCGTGCTCGTCCTTGACCGACAGCAGCCGCACGTAGGCCGACCACGGCAGCGTGAACACCTGCGCCAGCTCGCCCAAGGCCAATTTCCGAGACACTGTCTCGGATTTCTCGGCGGGCAGCCCGTCGCCCGATTTCCGAGACAGTGCCTCGGAAATCACCGGCCGGGGATAGGCGGCGAAGAACCGCCGCATGTTCTCCAGGTTGTCCGGGCTGAACCCGCGCCCGAAGCGCGCGGTCAGGTCGGCGGACAGCCGGGCAATCAACTGTTCGCCGTACCCTGCGCGCCGTTTGCCCTGTTGCTCGGCCTCCACGATGCGGCGACCAATCTCCCAATAGCTGGCCGTCATCAGCGCATTGACGCTGCGCGCCGCCGCCTGGCGGGCGGCATCGAGCAGTTCCACGATGCCGCCGTGGATGCCGGCGTAGCCGGCAGGCACGGCAGCGCCTTTTACTGCTTTGGGCGTCCGGGCGCTCATGCCGTGGCCTCCTGGGGCTGGCGTTGCCGCGCCTTCGTGATGGTCTGGCGCCGGGTCGCCACCAGCTCGGCCGCCTGGCGCACAGGATCGTCCTCGGTGTGGACATAGCGCATGAACATCGCCACGGTCTTGTGCGCTGTCAGCGCCATGCCGACCTTGAGCGGCACGCCCGAATTGGCAATGTCCGTCGCCGAGCGGTGGCGGATGCCGTGGGTGCCGACCTTCGGCACACCGGCACGGTCAAGGATGCGCCGCCACGCCTGATAGTAGGAGTGGGGGCTTAGCGGCTTCTTGTGATCGAGGATCGCAGGGCAAACGTAGGGCGAATCGCCATAGTGGGGGGCGCTCTCCAACAGGCGGCGAGCCTCGGCGCTCAGGGGCTTGGACATATCGCCGGTCTTGCTGTCCGGCCAGACCACCCGGCCGTTGGGCAGGTCGAGCCAATCCCATTGCAACAGCAGGATTTCCGACATGCGCGCCGCGAACTCGAATTGCAGCCGGACGGCCAGCAGGTGGATGGGATGTTCTAAGCCCTCGGCCTCGGCCTTCTCCAGATAGGCGAACAGCTTGGTCATCTGGTCGTCGGTAATGAGCCGGGTCGAACCCTTTTCCGGGTACTTGGGCACATGGCGGCAGGGATTGGAGCCATCGGGCCGGTAGCCCCACAGTTCGGCCAGGTTGAACATCTTTCGGACGAGCGACAGCACGCGGTTGGCCTGGGTGGGCGACTTCTCCATGCGCTTCATCAGCGCAGTGATGTCGTTGCGCGTGATCTCATGAACCTTCTTGCTGCCGAAGGCCGGGATGACGAAGCTGTCAATCTGGTACTGGTAGCCGGCCTGCGTGCTGGGCTTGTTGTGCGGCTTGGAGTGGTCGTCCATGAACCGGCCGCACAGCTCCTTGACCGTCGGCGCCTTGCGGGCTTCGGCCTTGTCGAGTCCGGGATCGCCCCCGCGCCGGACTTCGGCCAGCCAGTCTTGCGCCAGCGATCGGGCCTGTTCGACCGTCAGTTCGCCGAACTGGCCGATTGCCGGCTTGCGCCGCACGCCGGAGTTCGTGCGGTACTGAACCATGAATACCTTGCGGCCGGTTGGTGTAACCTTGCACAAGAAGCCCGGAACGAGCGTATCCCGGAGTTCCATGTCGCAGGTTTGCGCCTGCGCCGTGTCAACGACGGACTTGGTGAGTTTGATCTTTGCCATGAGGTGCTCCTGAAAGGCCCCGATTCCAGGGGCCGGCTAGGAGCCAGGCGGAGGAGAACCGGGGCGGTTTGCATCGCGCACCGGGATATGATCGAAGGCATTGGTCTGGCGGAAAACCTGCTACAGCAAGCCACATCCAAGTCCAGCGTTAGCCCGGTGCGGATGCCATGCTCTGGCTTAAAATCCGCCGCTTCCTGAGAAGGGGCGTGCCGGTTCGACCCCGGCTCGGGGCACCATCTACCTGTGCAGGGCAGTGCGGCCTCTGCACAAAGCTAGACAAATCAACGGTCTAGCGCGCTTCGGGAAATGTTAGAGTGCGCCCGCTGCACCCATTTGCACATGCGGCGCCCCCAAATTCCCCCCACTGCACCCCCCAAATGGCGACACCTCTCAAGACGGCCGCAGGCACATGGCGCATCCAGATCGAGGTTCGTGGCCAGCGCGATGCCGGCACCTTCCCCACGAAGCGTGAGGCCTCGGAGTGGGCAGCACGCCGCAGCACCGAAATCCGCGCGATGGCCAGTGGCCGAGGTGGGACGATCAAGACCTTTGCCGACGCCCTGAAGGAGTACGGCGAGCGTGTCTCACCACTGAAAAAGGGCGAGGTGAAAGAACTCGTGCGGTTGAAGGCATTTGCCAAGCATGACCAATTCCCGCTCAGCGTGCGTCTGTCAGACGTGACGACCGCCCACCTGGTTGCGTGGCGTGATGCGCGGCTCAAAGTCAATTCGCGCGGGTCCGTGCTGCGCGACATGACGCTGCTGTCCAGCGTGCTGGAGGTGGCGCGGAAGGAGTGGCAGTGGATAGCCGCCAATCCGATGGCTGATGTGTCGCGGCCGCAGGAACCGGATCACCGGGAACGGATCATTTCAGGACCGGAGATTCGCGCAATGCTGCGGGTGCTGCGTTGGGCGCCAGGTGTGCCAGTGCGTACCGTCAGCGCGGCCGTGGCCCACGCCTTCCTGCTGGCCCTGCAGACGGGTGCAAGAGCTGGGGAGATCTGCGGGCTCAGATGGGAGGATGTGAGGGCCGACCACTTCGTCGTGGTGGATGGCAAGACGGGGCGGCGCAATGTGCCGGCAGTGCCTACGACGCTGCGGGTGATCGAGGCAATGCGCGGCTATGACGATTCGTTGGTGTTCGGGCTTGAGGCGAGAAGCCTGGATGCGATGTTTCGCAAGTACCGCACGAGGGCTGGGCTTTCAGGCTTCACCTTCCATGACACGCGGCACACGGCTGCGACGCGCCTGGCGCAGCATTTGCACATTCTCGATCTCTGCAAGATGTTCGGATGGCGCAATCCGAAGCGGGCCATGGTGTACTACAACCCCACGGCCGGCGAGATCGCGCGGCGCATCACTGCCGCTGCTCCCACTCGATCACTTCGCTGAGCAGCCACTTTCCGTCTTTGCCGGGCCGGGGCAGGGTGGTGTCGGTGGCCAGACGCTTGGCCAGTGTGTTTCGGTGGACGCCCATGCGCTCCGCGAGCTGGGCGCGATCCAGGCGCGTCCCCAGCATGGATGCCATCAGTTGCACGGCGCTTTTGAGTTGGCGCACTTGGTCCACCAGTTGGGCTTCGGCTGTGGTCATATCGATCTCGGGTTCTATTCGCTTAGGCCGTCAGGCCCAGGGTTTGTGCGTTGGCGCGCATGACCATGCCGCCAGCGGAATGGGTGCGGGCGATGAGCTTGGCTGTGATGCCCTGCAGCTCACCGGCACTCAGGAAGCGCAACTGGTGCGAGTGCAGGTCCACCGCGTCCCGGAGAGCATCCAGCTCGTGGAAGTAGAGCGACGTCGGCCGCCAGGTGCCGCTGGCCAGCGCACGGGCGCGAATGCTTTCCAGCGCCGCTGCGGCGCTGTCCAGGTGCTGTTGCAGCCCGCGCACGATGCCGCTGGCTTCGATGGCCAGGGCTACCAGCAGGCAGGTGTGCATGACCGTGTGCTGGTCTTCGGTGGCAACGCCTTCGCGCAGGCGGTCGAAGCACTGGCGGGCCGGGGCGATGGTTTCTCGGATCTCGGCTTCAGTGAGGCACGTGGCGCGGTAGAGAGCGGTTTTGAACGCGTTGGCGTTGATCGGACGTGGCTTGCGAGGTTTGCGGCCATGGGTCATGCGGGCACCTTGCTGGGTTTGGCCATCGCAAGCCACACGATCAAGCCGTGCACGGGCAGGCCCAGGGCGTGGGCCAGGGCCACCTCTGCTCGCGCTCCGCGCGACTTCTCCCAGCCGGGCAGGATGGCCAGGCCGTCGCAGTCCATCATCAGCTTGATGTCTGCACGCATGTGCACCAGCCACGGGGCGCTATCGCGCACGTCCTTGTCGACGGGGTTGGTGACCTGGTAGTCCGCCGCTCGCAGGTCCGCCGCCGCAAGGTTGAACGCCGGGTAGTTGAGTTCCGGCATGCCGGTCATGGGGCCGGAGACGTAGAGGTGCATTCGCTCGCTCCTTTGGGTTGTTGGAAGGGTGGAAGGCCTGCGTCGACGTATGCAGTCCAGAGCGCCTGGCCCACCAAGCAGCGGGCGCGCTCGCCTTGCGTGGCGCCGGCGGCGATGCAGTGCGCGCAGCGGAAGTGGTGCGCCTGGTAGGCAGCATCGGCGGCGTGCCAGGGCGAGTGGTGAAGGCATGCTTCAGTCATCGAGCGCCTCCAGCTCATCGGGCTGCACCAGCTCGACGTCGGCCACGCCGTTGCCTCGGGCTGAGAACATCACTTCCCAGCCGTCCGTCTTGATCGCTTTGAGCGTGCCCTGGCGCCACACCAGAGCCTCGCGTGCCATGCGACCGATATCCCGATTGATGAGCATGCGCACCTTGCTGCCGATGTTCGGCATGGCCTGGTAGGGCTCAACGTCGCCGGCGGGCACGTCGACGGCCATCTCGTCGCGGCGCGGCCCCCAGCGCAGCATCAGCGAGTCGCCGCCGCGCTGGACCAGGCACACGCGGCCGCAGATCTTGCGCAGCTTGCCGCCTGGGCTTTTCAAACCTTCCTTCACGCGAACGATCTGCCCGACTTCGACCACCACCGTCGACGCTGCCGCCCCATCGCCCACGTCTGCGCTGCGCTCGCCATGTGGCGCGGCCGCAGCCTGCGCGTCAGCGACAGGCTGCGCTTCGTTGCCCTGCGCCGCAGGCGCCACGTCGTGGGCCTGGGCGGCCGCGCCGTCGGTGGCCAGGGGCGGAGCGCTCGCCGCCGGCTGCCCGCCAGGGACAGCCGGCGCCTCGTCACCCTGCGCCGCAGGCGCCTGGTCATTGCCTTCCAGCTCGGCCAGGGCCTCGGCGATCTGCGCGGACGCGTGGGCCTTCGACGTTTTGGGCACTTCATCGCCGGCCGGCGCAGCGGGGCGATTTTTGCCCTTAGTCTTCGCGCGCGTAGAACTGGCTTGCGCAGCGGGGGGCGGGGTAGAGGCGACCTCTGGAGCTGCAGCTTTCGCGGTCTCCCGCGCAGCTTTTGCCTTGTTGGCGGCGTCGTGCTCTGCTTTCGTCGTGCGCTGGATGGCCTCGACCTTCACGCCTGCCTCGGCGGCAATAAGGCGCAGGGTCTTGTTCTCGTTGTGGCCTCGCTGGTCGGCGTAACGATCTGCCCAGGCGTAATAGCGAGAGTCACGGTATGCCAGCAGCACCATCAATGCGGCGGCTGGGCGCGCATCCGTGGCCCATTGATTCACGCCATCCTTGGGCGCAACCTTGCCCAGGCCCAGCAACTTCCCGAGGGTCTTGCAGTCGTCCACGTTGAGCAGGCGGACATAGTGGTCCACCACCAGGCGCAGCACGTCGTCGCTGGCGGCGTAGCCATGCTCCTCGATGGCCTTCCAAGTCGCCGCCAGAACGTTCGCACGCCAAGCGGTTTCATACGCCTCCTTCTGCTTGGCCTTGGCTTCGCGCTTGGCGGCTTCCTCGTCGGCCTGGAGCTCTTTCTCCGCCTTCTGCGCCAGTTCCTCGTGGCCAGCGGTCGCCAGCAGCGGTGCCACCTGCTCAGGCGTTAGCACGGCGATCAGCTCGCCGGGATTGTGGGGATTGGCGATCAGGGTCGGCTGGACGCCAGCTGCCTCCATGGCCTTGCCGATGAGCTTGCGCAGCGGCGTGTTGTGGTCAGGGCTGTCGTGCTTGTTGTCCAGCCGCAGGTGGCCTTCCACGGAGCCGTAGCTGTAAGGCATGAGCGCCTTGGCCTCGCGCCCGTCGATGATGGTGGCGCCTTTCGCCAGGGCGTCGGCCTTCATGCGTGCCGTGAACGCATCTTCCTTGCCGTGGTAGCACTTAGGGTCAGTGCACACGTCTGCACCGTCCACATCGGCGAACAGGTCGGGGTTGGCGCCAGTGCGCTTGTTGCAGGCCCTGCAGCTGCCGGCCTCCGGCACCAGGCTTGCGTCCGTGATCTTGAAGCGCGCCGCCGACAGCTTGAGCATGAAGTTCTGCTGGATGTGCACGGCGCAGCTGCGATAGCTCGGCATGTCGCCCTGGTAGCTCTGCTGGGTGCAGTACTCCAGCGCCTTCAGCTGCAGCGCTTCGTCGGGGATGCGCGCGATCAGCAGGCCTCGGCTGAAGTCGATCAGGCCCTCTCGCAGCGCCTCGCGCCCTTTGCCGCACAAGTCCAGCACCTTGAGCCGGGCGTAGACGTAGCTGCGGCTCTTGCCGATCTTGGCACCCACCTGGTCGGCATTCAGCGAGCCAGAGCGCATCAGCACCTCATAGCCCTCGGCTTCCTCCAGCGGGGTCACGTCTTCCCGCTGCAGGTTCTCTATCACCTGCACCTCCAGCGCCTCGGCGTCGGTCATGTCGCGGATCATGGCCGGCACCTCGACCACCTTGGCCAGGCGGCATGCGCGCAAGCGCCGGGCGCCGGCCACCAGTTCGTAAGCCGGCCGCACTTCGCGCTTGCTGCGCGTCAACGGCCAGGCTGCAGTGGGGGGGAGCGGCTCCAGGCTAGTCTCGGCCACGCGACTGCCGGGCAGCGGCCGCAGCAGGATGGGCTGGTGCACACCCGTGGCGGCGATGCTGTCCGCCAGCTCCTGCAGCTTCGCCGAGTCGAAGTGTTTGCGAGGATTGGTCAGGCTCTCCTCGATGAGATCCACGCGCACCATGCCCATGCGCGGCGGCAGGGTGGCGATCTGCGCGGTAACTTGGTCATGCTGATCGGTTGCCATGGCTCAGCCCTCCACCGCGTTGCGTTGAGCGTGCCGGCCCAGCACCTGGGATGCGCGCCGGCGGACTTCGGGGGTGACCGAGTGGCCGAAGCCCTCGGGGTCGACCAGCTCATGCATCAGGGCCATGGCCTGGTCCTTGCCCTGCCAATAGCGGACGTCGCTGGCGCGGTGGCCGCACTCGTTGAGCAGATCGGTGGCCAGCGCCTGCGCTGGGGTGAGCCGGGCGCCGGGGATGGGCTGGCCGGCGGTGGTGTGCACCGTGACGCCGCCGCCAGGCAGGTCGGTGAGGTGGATGGTGATGGTCTTGGGGGTCATGGCTTCCTCGGGATCGAGACGAGACAAGGGCAGGCGCTAGCCCAGCAACAGGCCGGCGATGAACGGTGGCGCGGCGAAGCACAGTGCGAGGGCGCTGAGCCAGGCGAGGGCGACGAGGGAGAGCAGCGCAGCGCGGCGCAGGCGGCGCGTGCGGCGGGCGCTGTGGGGCAGGCGGATCAACTGGATGGGCTGGCTCATGCTGCGGCCCTTGCGGTGGCGCTGCGTGCTTCGGGGAAGCGCAGCAGGGCGTCGATGACGGCGGCGGCCGTGCTGCGGTACAGGCCGGTGTAGGTGCGGCCGGCGACCTTGACGGTGCAGGTGATCATGGCCAGACCCCGCTGTTCAAGCCGTTGCGAATGCAAAAGGCCGCGACGTCCAGCGTCTGCAGGATCGAGCGTGCTTCGATGTTGCGGCGTCTGATCTGCTGGTCAAGGCGAGCCACCTGCGCGCAGTGACCAATAGCGATCTGCACCGAGTGCTGCAGCGCGCTGGTGTGGATGTGCGTGTGTACACGGTCCAGCGCCAAGGCCTGCAACGTGTCCAGGTCGAGCGAAGGGCGGGCATCCGCGTTCTCGCGCTTGGTGCGGGCTTGTGCCTGCAGGCTGGCTTGGATGGCCGCGTGAAGAGGGCTGCGGCGGCTCATGCAGCCTCCGGGACCGGCGCCAGCTGGCCGAAGTCATCGGTCACGTACACGTCGCCGCCGCGGCTCCAAGTGCGGCCTTGCTGGTCGGTGCGGCTGTGGTAGGCATACCAGTAGCTCGGATGCCACGGCACTGCAGTGCCGCGCCAGGAGGCCGGGCACACCCGTTTCTGCTCGAACTGATCGGTGTTGCCGCCATCGGTGATGGTGATCAGATCGCCCCTGTCGTTGCGACGGTGGCCCTGCTGTGGCCGGCCGGTCAGCACGATGGCGTCAGGGGGGACGGCGCAGGTCGCTTCGGCCTGGGCTTGGTAAGCCTGCAGCAGTTGATGCAGCGCGGCTTCGACCGGTGCGGGGGGTGTGCACACGTTTGCACTAGTGGTGGAGGCTGGCATTTAGGGCCCTCGTTTGATGACGACGGGCCAGAGTCTAAACACCATGTTTGCGTAATGCAACACAGTGTTTAGTTTTCGGGCGAGAAAAAGCCCGCGTCAGCGGGCTAATTCGCGATGTTTACCCCTGCAGTGCTTCGAGCCACCGCTTTTCGCTCACCACTGCAATGGAGTGGCCGGCATCTCGTAGCTCCATCGCCCGCATGATTTTTCGACCATACGTCGTATTCACCCAGGCGGGCGAGACGTGTGTTCCCACGACCAGGAATGCAACCTTCTTTGTCACGGACGATGCTGGGATACCGCCCGCCTTGGCTGTGAGGCCCTCGCAGGCTGATCGGGTACCGTAGATGAACTCCCCTGTGTGGCAGATGCAGAGGTCGCGCACTGCGATCACGGCCTCTAGGTCGTAGGGTAGAGCCGCGACGGACGGATCTGCAGAGCCTGTCTCTGAGAAGTCTGAGCCGGCAAGGCTTTGCAGTTGGTTCAATAGGTGCGCACGCTCATCGGCCGTGACGATCCCGTCTTGCAGCACCTCCCGCACGTGACGCGCAATGGCGGAGCCGGGCCAGGTTGCGGTGACATCAGGATTGGACGTCAGCCACGTATTTAAAAGCTGAATTTCCAGGTCATGAAGTTGGCCGTCAGCAACGATTCCGGTGACTAGTCCCGTGAGCATTTGCATCGAGCGGGTAAGTTCACGGTTGGACATCGCGCTTGCGATTGCGAGTTCAGTGGACATCTCGAGCTTCTCAATCCTCGGCGGAAGCGCCGACCAACTTGTTGTAGTCAAGAGTGAACAACACCCGCACGCCAGTGCGAGAGCAGACTAGCTCAGGCTCGATTTCGGTGTCTAGATCAAGGTCGTCGCCTCGCAGGCCCCGCCACATCGCCAAGTAGAGCAGCGAGCCGATTTTCAGCTTGATCTTGAGTTTGCGTTCGACGCCACCGCGATAGGGAAGTGGTGGCAATTCGTTGGCCAATGCCAGTTGCTGAAGCTCTCCACCTTCGCGGCGCATAGCGATGCCCGCGAGCCAGGCATTTACCACCCCCTGGTCAGGCCCCTCCATGCGTACGGCGTAGTCCGTAGCCATGGGCGGTGGGTTAGCAAAAGAGTGCTGAATCAGCATGAATCCCCCCTTTGTCTGTACGCTGTCGGCATTCTGTAAGCGTCTGGTAACAAAGTCCACCGTATACACCCTGGCTGAAACTCGTGTTAGCCCGCTTTGCTGAGTCGCTCACGGCTGAGCCGTGCCCGGGTGATGCTGCCCAGAATCTGATCCTCGATCTGCGTCCGCCGCTCCTCGTCGAGAGATAAGAACTCTTCAGCGGAGAAAGTGGCAAAAGGCCATCGGTGGGCTGGAAATTCTGTAACGCGCTCTGCAGCGATGACTTTCGTCGGAGTCGGGGCGGGCTTCCAGGCATGCGACGTCATGGCGTCCACATGCCCAAGTATCCAATTGGCGTCACACCCGATGGAGCGCTGTGCCATCAAGGCGCCGCCTTCTGAAAGCCCTCGCTTTTCCCAGTTCTTCATGACCTGCAGGCTGACATTGAGCAGGCGGGCCACTGCAGCAGGCATGGTGACATCGCGCAGTTCTCGCGCGGCAAGCATCAATCGCTCGTAGGTCTCATGCATGGGGGCGATTGTTTGCTCGCTAAACGGCACGTTGTTAAACGCCATGATTGGCTTTTTGATAAACGCTGTGTTTACAATGGCCGGCATGAAGGCGCTCGAAAAAGACATCCAGATCATCACCGCGCTGGGTGGCCCATCCAAGGTGGCGGAACTGCTGGGGCTTCCCAAGAACGGCGGGCAGCAGCGCGTCCAGAACTGGCTGACGCGGGGCATTCCTTCCGCCATGAAGGTGGATCGACCAGATCTGTTCATGCCGGAGCTTCGGACGTCCATAAACGCATCGGGCGTTGAGGTAGCCCATGGATAAGCCGCTGCCGCTCCCTCCTCCCCAGCGCTTGCGCGACGCCACAGGGCCAATGGCGCAGCGGCTTGCTGTCATGGCGGCTTGATGCATCGACTTTTCCCACCCCGCCACGCCCATGGCCATGCCGCCGGGTCGAACGGAACTCCACCCATCAAGGTGCGCCGCGCGCGGGACGGTGCGCGGCGCTTCGCATGGCTGCGTGGCGGGGTGCTTTCTGTTTCGATCACGTTTCATTTTTTCCGTCTCTCATCCCAGGCGTCGCAGTGTCTGCGCGTGGGTGGAGTACGTCAGTAACAACGAATTGAGGGGTTTGGTATGCAAGTGATCGACGCCGCCTATAACCTGGTGGAGAGCTACCCTGGTGGCGCGGCCAGCTTGGGGCCGCGCGTGGGCAAGGCGGGCAATACGCTGAGCCACGAGGTGACCCGCACGGGCACGGCGAAGCTGGGCCTGGAGACGGCAGTGGCCATCTCCGTGCTGTCGGGCGATATGCGCATCCTGGAGGCGTTTGCGGCGCAGTGCGGCCGAATGACGCTGCCGCTGCCCGAGGTGCTGCAGGAAGGCGGCAGCACGGTGCTGGCCAGGCTGGGCGATGTGCTGCGGGAGCAGAGCCACGTGGTGCGCGAAGTGACCGAAGCGGCCAGCGACGGCGAGATCACGCCGAACGAACGCAAGCGCATTGCCCGAGAGGCGGGCGAGCTGATGGCGGCGCTGGGCGCCCTACTGGCGCAGGTGCGCATCGAGTCGGGCGACGCCCAGCCAGGCGGTGCGCAATGAGGCCGGCGGGGGAGATCCGGCAGGCGCTGCTGCAGGCCTGCGCCGCACTGGCGACGCCTGAGCGGGCGCCGACGCTGCGGGAGATTGCCGAGCGTGCCCAGGTGGGCCTGGTGGCGGCAGAGCAGACCGTGAAGAACATGCGCCGCGCTGGTGTGCTGCGGGTGGTGCGCGACAGGCGGGTGGCCTACCGCAACCGCCCGGTGGCGGAATATGTGCCGGCATCTTGGGCGCCGCCGCAGGACAGCCCTGCGCTGGGCCTGGCGCGTGTGTTGACCCACTGGGTGGGGTAGCACCAGCATGCCATTTGCACGCAAGCCTGCCGGCGGTGGGACGCCGGCTTGTGTAGCCCTGCGCGTGGGAGAGGTGACGCATGCCGCGTGAGCCGCTTCCACCAATCAAATTTTCCGATCTGGCCGATGCGCTGCTTCAACGGGCGGATGAGCTGGTGCCCGCGTGGCTGCCTGGCGGCGTACGCGAGGGGCACGAGTACAAATGCGGGTCGCTGGGCGGCGGCAGCGGCCGCAGCTGCTCCATCAACATGGTCGACGGGAAGTGGAGCGACTTCTCTACCGGCGAAGCGGGGCGCGATCTGCTCGCGCTGTATGCCGCCATCCATGACCTGAGCATGTCCAAGGCTGCCGCGCAGGTGGCGCGGGAAGAAGGGCTGGAGAGCGTGGCGGGCATCGTGACAGGCGCGCCTGCAGGCGCGCCGCCGCCGAAGCCGCCCCGGCCTGCGCCGCCTCCCAAGGCGGTGCCTGAAAAAGAGTGCTGGGAGACGATCCAGCCAGTGCCGGCCCATGCGGTGCAGCCTACCTTCTGGCACCCGGCGCCCAAGGGGCGTGAGCCGGACAAGATCGAGCACACCGGACGCTATGAGGTGGACGGGGTGCTGTGGGGGTTCGTCGTCCGCTTCTTGAAGAGCGATGGTGACAAGCTGACACTGCCGTATGTGTACAGCCGCAGCCTGCGCGATGGGTCGGAGGCCTGGAAGTGGCGCGGTTGGGATGAGCCCCGGCCGCTGTACTACCCCGGCGCCACGTCGCCGCGGGGCCGCACGGTGGTGCTGGTGGAGGGCGAGCGCAAGGCTGACTGCCTGCACCAGCTGCTGGAGGCGGGCGCGCCGGGCGTGTACTGCGTGGCGAGCTGGCCGGGCGGGAGCAACGGCTGGGCGAAAGCGGATTGGTCGTGGCTGGCCGGTAGCACGGTGGTGCTGTGGCCAGACTGCGATTCGCACCGGGAGAAGTTGAGCCGGGCCGAGATGAAGGCGACGCCGGATGCCCTGGCGCAGGAAGCGCTGAAAGCGGCGAAGCCGTATTTGCCTGCTGATCAGCAGCCAGGCGCGAAGGCGATGGCCGGCATCGGCGCGCAGCTGCGGGACACGCACGGCTGCACCGTGCAGCTGCTGCCCATCGATGGGCCGGGCGTCAAACCTTCGGGCTGGGATTGCCGCGACGCCATCGAGGTGGACGGCTGGGACTTCGCACGCGTGCAGGCTTACTTCGGCACGGCCAGGGCGCTGCTCGCGGATTTGTCGACGCCCGCGCCGGCCGGGGGCGGCAGGGGTGGCGAGCCGCCGAAAAAAAACGTTCCCTCGGCTGGCGCCAATCCGGCGCCAGGCGGCGGCGGGGGCGATGGGCCGGACGATGGCGAGGACCCATTCGGCGCGTACCTCGATGATGAGGTGGCCCGCCTGCGCCTGCGGGGGCGCTGGCTGCTCAAGCCTCGGCGCAGTGCGCTGATCGAGGCGCTGCGTGTGGCGCCCGAGTTGGCTGGGTGTGTGGCGTTCGATGAGCTGCGCGAGCAACCCGTGACGGTGCGGGCATTCCCGTGGCGCAGCGCGCCCGGCCCGCTGGCCGATGCCGACGTGCTGCGGTTGGCCAACTACATCGAGAAGACATACGGCACGGGCGAGGCCAGCGCGCAGACCACTGAGCAGGCCATCAACGTGGCGGCCGACGAGAACCGCGTGCACCCCTTCCGCGATTGGGTGAAGGCGCAGGTGTGGGATGAGGTGCCACGCCTGGAGAAGTGGCTGATACACGTCCTGGGCACGAAGCCCGAGGACCACAAGCCGCGCCGGCAGCGCTATTTGCAGCTGGTGGGCAAGTACATCGTGATGGGCCACGTGGCGCGGGTGATGGACCCGGGCTGCAAATTCGACTATTCCATCGTGCTGGAGGGAACTGGCGGCATCGGCAAGTCCACGCTGGTCAAGACGCTGGTGGGCAAAGAGTTCTTCAGCGACACGCACTTCGACATCGGCACCGGCAAGGATGCCTATGAGCAGATCGCGGGCATCGTGGCCTATGAGCTGTCGGAGATGACGGCGTTTCGCCGGGCGGATGCCGAGGCTGTGAAGGCGTTTTTCTCCAGCGAAAAGGACCGTTACCGGGGCGCCTACGGGCGCTATGTGCAGGACCATCCGCGCCAGGTGGTGATCTGGTGCACCACCAACAAGAAGCAGTATCTGTTCGACATCACCGGCAACCGCCGGTTCTGGCCGGTGCTGGTGCCGGGTCGCACGAATCTGGCCTGGCTGCAGAAGTTCCGGGGGCAGCTGTTTGCCGAGGCGCTGGCGCTGTACCAGGCGGGCGAGCAGTATTACCCGAGCCCCGAGGATGAGGCAGCGTATTGCGTACCTGAGCAGGAGCTGCGCCTGGTCGAAACCGGCGTGCAGGGGCGGCTGTGGTCCTTGCTGACACGCGAGGGTGTGCCGGGGGCCGAGGGTGCGGCTCAGAAGAGCTTCACCATGCACACCGCTTTCGTGACGATTCCCGATCTGGTGCAGGCCCTGGGCGCCGACCCGGGCAAGAGCAGCCCGATGCTGGAAGGCCAGGTGCGGGACTGGCTGAACGAGAACGGCTGGGAGTACGGCCGCGAAGGTGGCGGGCAGCGCAGGCGTGGATACAAGCGCCCTGACGTCTGGCCGCCCATCATCGTGGACGACCCCGATGGTGAGCCTGGCCCGGTTGATCCGGCGCCGTCACCACAAGGCCCCATGGCGCCCGATGCGGCGCCCTGGGGTGAGGACGAGGACTATGCACCTCTGTAGGCAGGGATCGGCGCGCACGTCGCCGGAAAAGCCTCGGGTGCTTGAAACGCACGGCACTGCCACGCATGCGGGAGGCGCGATTCGCGGCCTGCGCTGTGGTGCCACTGCGGGGATGTCCTTGCACGCGCCTATGACGTAGCGCCACCTGTCAGCGGGCCAGCGCCTGGACGCACGCGTGTGCGATCCGTCCAGGCGTCCAGCGTCCGCCATGGAGCCAGCGGCTGTGGTGATCTACCGATACCACCAGTTGGAGCCGCTGCATTGTCCAAGCATGAGTCTGTGCCCTGGTGTGGGCGCAGGCAGGCAGGTGCGTGTGTGGGCGCGCGCGGGCGCGACTCTCCTGTCTGTGTGTGTGGTGTCAGTAGAAAAGAGTGGACGGGTGGACGGCCCGGGAAAGGAGCGGCAAATGGCGAGCAAAGAGCAGGTGGCCCAGCAGATCGAGATCATCAAGACGCGCATGCCCTACACCTGGGCGCTCATCGAGGATCGGGCGAAGCACATTGGCAACGATGCCTATGCCTATGTGCGCCGAGGCCTGCGCGGTGAGCGCGGCTGCTTCTACGCCATCGAGGCGGGGCACGTCGTAGGCACGCCGGCAGGCCTGCCGCAGGACACGCTGCAGGAGCTGGCCGACTATATGGTGATCATGGGCTGTGCACACGTGTGCATTTGGCCCGCGAGTGCGTGGCGTGGGCGGGATGCGGTCCAGACGCCAGCGGTGGGAGGCGAGCATGGCGCGGATTAAGTGGGTGCAGCAGCGGTTGGAGAACTGGGGTATGTGGGCGTCCCGTGGCGGCGCGGGCAGCAGCGGGTATGCCTCGCAGTCGGTCCTGGCCGGCTGGGTGGAGTCCGATGCCTGGGCACGCAATCGGTGCGGTGCTTCGGTGATTCCGGTAAGCGAGGCCGAGGCGCTGGAGACGGACCGCGCCATCTCATCGTTCAAGGACACGCGCCGACCGCTGGCCCGCTCTCTGGTGCTGGTGTACGTGATGGACTTCGGCGTGCTGGAAGCGGCGCACCGCGAGCGGGTGTCGGAGTCCACGATGCATGCGCGCCTGGCGCAGGCCGACCAGGCGGTGGCGATGTGGCTGGAGGATCGAGCTGCCGAGACCCAGAAGCGGCGCGATGCGCAGCGCGCCGGGAGTTTTACACCTTAGAGCTTTCCGGTACATTTCAGGCACCTTGTGATTGGTACGCGCCCACCACGTAGCGATCACGTCAACAGGTCAGAACCCCGGCAGGCTAGCGCTCGTCGGGGTTTTGTTTTTGGAGTCCGCCATGCCTATTGCCGCCCCTCGTCCCTGCTCTCATGCTGGGTGCTGTGTGCTGGTCCGTGATGGGTCCGGGCGCTGCCCTAAGCATCCGAAGGCGGCCTGGGCGAAGAAGCCCACCGCTACCAAGCGGATCACCGGCCGGCCGCTTCAACGCATGCGCGCAGCGCTGTTCGATGCGAAGCCGTTCTGCGCTGAGTGCGAACGACAAGGCGTGCTGACCCTCGCGACCGAGCGCGATCACATCGTGTGCTTGGAGGAGGGTGGGCCGGACGACGACACGAACGTGCAGGGGCTTTGCACAGCCTGCCACAAGGCCAAGAGTGAGACAGAACGGGCGCGTGGTGTCCGGAGGGCGTGGGCAGGCTACAGAGAATCTCAGTAACTGCCCAGCAAGCTCTCATCCATAACACGCTGCAAGGTTGTTGCGTCCGAGGCAAGCGCGTTGAGCCTGCCATCGCCCCCTATCTGGAAATAGGATTTTTTATCCCGAGCCAACAGCATGACAGCCGTATAGCAGTCTGCCGGCAGGCACATAGTGCCTAGGGCCATGTGATCGGATAGAGAGAAGCTTGGTGGCGGAAGGTTGTCAGCAGCGCTGAAACCGATTTGCAAGCTGGTCAGCAGTGATCCCTCACGATGCCCCGTGATTTCTACCACCGCCGTGGCTTTGGGTAACAGGTAGGTGATCAAGCTAACGGTGGCGCGACCGGGTAGCACAGTGCCGCGCACCGAACTAGCCCTGCATCTGACATACCGAGTCCAGTGAGCTGCCAAATCCAGCGGGCCTCTCCAGAGGAGCCCAGATGCGAAGGTGCGGCGATGTGAAAGGTCGACTGGTTTCATGAAATGAGTACGCGCCGCGTATCACCTCACACCTGTAGGACTGCGGAGGGGGTAGGGGGTGGGAAATGTCTGACAGGTGGAACCCGGAAACCGACCGCTCCCCCAATTTTTTGCGCGCGCAGGTTTTAGGGGGTGGGGGGGGTGACCAGGCAGGAGGTAAACCATGGGAAAACGGGGACCGGCAGCGAAGCCGACCGAGCTGAAAGTGCTGGAGGGCAATCGCGGGAAGCGCTCGCTGGCCGTGAATCTGGACAGCACTTTCCGGCCAGAGGCCGGGATGCCCACTGTGCCCAAGGATCTGAGCGTTGGCGCTCGCAAGGTCTGGAAGCGCTTGGGCACCGAGCTGCTGCGCTACAACCTGATCTCTGTCGTGTACAGCGACATCTTCGAGGAGCTGTGCGAGACGGTGGCGGACGTGAAGGCACTGCGCCACTCGATGCGTGCCAGGCAGAACCTGCTGCGCGACAAGAACGAAGACCCCATGGGCGCGTTCACTGTGCTAACGCCGAACGGCATGCCGCAGCAACACCCGCTGTATCAGATCCTCAAGAGCGAGCGGCAAATGATGCTGTCGCTGCTCGCCAAATTCGGGCTCAGCCCGGCAGAGCAGGCCAACGTCACCACGGCCATTCGCGCCCAGCTGCAGCTCTTCGAGGGCGGCGATTTGGGCAAGACACCGGAAGGAGACGCGCCGCCAGCTGGCGCACCTGAATCCACGACCGCCAGCCAACCACGAGGCTTCGCAGAATTCTCCTGATCCACCATGTCCCGACCCCACCTCGAATACGCACAGCGCGCGAAAGCGTACGCAAACCGGGTGGTGGATGGGGAGGAGGTCGCGGGCAAGTTTGAGCGCCTGGCCTGCCGCCGGTTTCTGAACGACCTAGCGCGGCAGAACACGCCAGACTTTCCATTCGTGATCGACGTTCGTAAGGGCGGGCGGGCGTGCCAGTTCCAGGAACTGCTCTGCCACATCAAGGGCGAGTGGGCCAAGCCGATCTACGAAGACGGCATGGTGCGGTACGCCAAGATCCATCTCGAAGACTGGCAGGTTTTCTGCGAGTTCCAGCTGTTCGGCTGGGTGCATGCGACGACCAGGCTGCGCCGGTTCCGCCGTGCGTATGAGGAGGTGGCGCGCAAGAATGCGAAGTCGACCCGCGCGGCTGGGCGATGCCTTTACCTCGCCTTCGCTGACGACGAACCTGGCGCGCAGGTGTACAGCGCCGCCACCACGGGCGAGCAGGCGCGGGAAGTGTTCGACACGGCCCGCGAGATGGTGCTGCGCGACAGCGAGTTTCGTGAGCGCTTCGGCGTGACCGTGGGGCGCCACGACATCACCTGCCCCAGCACAGCGAGCAGCTTCAAGATCCTGAACGCTGAGGCCAGCACGCAGGACGGTCTGAACGTGCACGGCGCGGCCGTCGATGAGGTGCACGCGCACAAGAAGCGCGACCTGTGGGACGTCATTGAGTCTGCGGACGGCGCACGCAGCCAGCCGCTGATCAGCGCGATCACTACGGCAGGGAAGGACACAGGCGGGATTTGCTTCGAGCTGCGCAGCTACACGATCAAGGTGCTGGAGGGCACGCACAGCGACGAGACATGGTTCGGGGTGATCTACACCATCGACGAGGGTGACGACTGGAAAGACCCGAAGGTCTGGCGCAAGGCCAACCCCAACCTGGGGATCAGCGCGAAGCTGGACAAGCTGGAAGCCACGCGGACGAAGGCATTGGCGACACCCAGCAGCCGGGGCAACTTCCTGACGAAGCACTTGAATGTGTGGACGAACGCCGGCACCAACTGGATGGACATGGAGCGGTGGCACGCCTGCGGCGATCCCACCTTGAAGGCCGAGCAGTTCCGCGACGAAGAGTGCTACGCCGCCACCGATCTGGCCGAGAAACACGACTTCGCCGCGAAGGTGAAGGTGTTCCAGCGCGACGGCATTTGGTACGTGATACCCACGTTCTATTACAACGAAGTCGCGGCGCGGGAGAGCAAAACGGCGCAACTGTCGGGCTGGATTGAGGAGGGCCACGTCAAGGTTTGCCCGGGCAACCTCACCGACTTCGATGAGATTGCGAAGGATCTGAAAGCCGACCGCGACCTGCACGACCTGCGGGAGGCGCCATACGACCCGCGCCTGTCCAGCTACTGGGCTCGCAAGCTGCTGGACGAGAACCTCCCGATGGTGGAGATCGTGCAGCGGACCTCGTTTTTTACCGAGCCGCTGCAAGAGGTGCACGCCCTGGTGCTCGCCGACAAGCTGCGGCACGACGGCAACCCCGTCATGTCGTGGATGGTGAGCAACCTGGTGGTGCTGACCTCGAAATACAACGAGCTGAAGAGCCCGACCAAAAACCGCGAAGAAGACAAGATCGACGGCGCCATCGCCATGCTGATGGCCCTCGGTCGCGCCATGGCTCTCGCAGAGCCTGACACCGCAGCCCAGAAGGCGAAAGCCTATTGGGACTCCTTTGCCGCAGAAGAGGCGACGACGACATGAACCTGATACGCCGATCCCTGCTGCGCGGTGCCGAGTGGGTGCTGAAAGGCGCGGACGCCGCCGACCTCACCCTCACCAATCCGAACGGATGGAAGACGGTGAGCGTGGGCGGTGGTCCGACCTGGGCGCGCGTCAACGTGGGCGACAGCACCGCGCTGCAGATCACCACCGCCTGGTCAGCCATCCGGCTGATCGCGGAGACAGTGGGCACGCTCCCGCTACACCTCTATCGCACCACCAGCAAAGGTCGGGAGCGGGCGAAAGATGACCCGCGCTACACCCTGGTTCACGACCAACCCTGTGACTACCTGACTGCACCGGAGTGGAAGGAGAGCATGGTGGTGTCCATCGCCACGATGGGCCAGGCCTACAACCCGGTGACCCGCTTCGAGTCCACCGGCCGGGTCATCAGCATCCAGCCCGTGCACAAGAGCCGCGTGCAGCCCGAGGTGCAGCGCGATGGCTCCATCACCTACTGGCTGTCGGATCGCCACGGTGGGCGGGTGGCAAAGCGCCGCGAGGACGTCATGCCCGTGCGGGGCTTCGGTGGTGTCGGCGAGCTGGAAGGCTATGCGCCGCATCGCCTGCACAGCAACAGCCTGGCTCTGTCGGTCGCACTGGAAAAGTACGCGGCCGAGTTCTTCGGCAGCGGCGGTCGCCCGCAAGGCATCTTGACGACCAAAACGGAGTTCGGAGAAAAGAGCCGCGATCAGATCCGGGCCGGCTTTGCGAAGTACCTGAGCGATTCGCGCGAGAGGGGCGAGTTACCGGTGCTGGACGGCGAGACCACCTACACGCCAGTGAGCACGCCCAACAACGAAGCGCAGTTCATCGAGGCTCGCAAGTTGCAGATCGCAGAGATGGCGCGGATCTACCGCGTGCCGCTGCACATGCTGATGGAGATGGACAAAGCCAGCTACGCGAACACCGAGCAGGCCAACAAGCATTTCCTGGACTACACGCTGCTGGCCTACCTGGTGCGAATCGAGTCGGCCCTGAACAGCTGCCTGCTGACTGCCGGCGAGCGCGCCAGCGGCATGTATTTCGAGTTCGACGTGAACGGCCTGCTGCGCGGCGACAGCAGCCAGCGCGCCGACTACTACCTAAAGATGCGCCAGGCCGGCGCCATGTCTCAGAACGAGATCCGGCAGCGCGAAAACATGGACACGCGGGTGGGTGCCGATGACCTGCACGTGCCGCTCAACATGGCGCCCAGCGACCTGCTGGGCGAGATCCTGACCCGCAACAAGACAGGAGGCCAATGATGGACCGCATCGTTGCACCGATAGAGATCAAGGAAACGAAGCCGGACGGCAGTTTCACCGGCTACGCGGCAGTGTTCAACAACGTCGACCTGGGGCGCGACGTGATCATGCCGGGCGCCTTCCGCCAGGTGAAGACCACCCGCGACGGCCAGGTGCGAATCGCCATGAACCACGACCTGCGCAAGCTGGCAGGCAAGGCCACCTACTCGCAGGACGCGCACGGGCTGCGCGTCGAAGGCCAGCTCACGCTGGGCGTGGGCTACGTCAAGGATGCCTACGAGCTGATGAAGGCCGGCGTGCTGGATGGCCTTTCTGTCGGCTTCGACATCCTGCCGGACGGAGCGGATTGGGAAGAGCGCGGCGGCGACTACGTGCGAATCATCAACTCCGCGGAGCTGTGGGAATTCTCCCTGGTGCCCTTCGGCATGAATCCCGAGGCCTTGATCGACAGCGTCAAGGCCGCAACCACCCGAGATTTCGAGGCGCAGCTGCGTGGCCTCGGATACAGCCAGCGCGAGGCGAAGGCCTTGGCGTCTGGCGGCTTCAAGTCGCTGGGCCACCGGGATGGTGGCCTGGACAGCGAGACGCTGGCAGACGAACTAAAGAACCTCACGCACGCATTCAACTGGAACTGAACATGCAAAACACCCGCAAGTATTTGAACTGGGCCTTCCTGGCCGTCCTGGCCGTCGCAGTCGTTTTCGCTGCCTCCGGCTCGCCGTTGATCTCCCCTGAAACCTGGGCAGCGTTGGCGGCAGCCGGCGCCATGCCTATCGCAATGACTGGCGAGACCGGAGGCGACATCCGCAAGATGTTCGATCAGCTGACGGACACAGCAAAGGCCGCGAAAGAGACGGTGGAGCAAGTCCGCAAGGCACACAGCGAACTCGATGGGCGTGTGAGCAAGCTGCACGAAGAAATGAAGAGCGCCAGCGTGGACGCTGTCACGAAGGCCGCCTATCAGGACGCTGTGCAGAAGGTCGACCAGGTCGAGAAGTCGCTGGACAAGATCAACGCCGAAGTGACCGAGCTGGCGAAGAAAGCCACCGCTCTGCTGGGCGATCCTGGCAACCAGCGCAAGAGCCTCGGCCAGCTGGCGGCCGCGTCGGATGCCGCTCGCAACTACAAGGGCGGCACCGTCGAGCTGTGCACCATGGCTGGCCCGCTGTTCGCCAAGGCCAACCTCACCAGCGGCGCGGCCAGTGCCGGCGCCTTCATCCAGCCCGAGCGCCTGCCAGGCCTGATCACCGGGCCGGACACGCCGCCTACCGTGCGCGACCTGTTCATGTCGGTGTCCGTGGCCAGCAGCTCCATCGAATGGGTCCGCGAAAAGCTCTTCACCAACAACGCCGGCCCGCAGAACGGCGAAGGCGCGGCGAAGCCTGAATCGGCTATTACCTTCGAGAAGAAAAGCACGCCGGTCGAAACCATCGCGCACTGGATTCCCATCTCTCGCCAGGTGCTGGCCGATGTGCCGCAGCTGCAGGGCCTGGTCGATGGCCGCCTGCGCCAGGGCTTGAAGATGAAGGAAGACCTGCAGCTGCTGCTGGGTGACGGCACCAACGGCAACCTGCTCGGCTTGATCCCGCAGTCCACGGTGTATAGCCCTGCCGGCATGCCGGCTGTGGCGAACGGGATGCCGGGTTACACGAAGATCGACCACCTGCGGTGGGCGTTTCTGCAGGTTGCCAAGGCGCAGTACCCGGCCACGTTCGCGGTGCTGAGCCTGGAAGACTGGGCAATCATCCAGATGATGAAGACCTCGGAAGGGGCCTACATCTTCGGTACGCCGACCGATGGCGCCGCGCCCCGTATCTGGGGCAAGACGGTGGTCGAAAGCCACAACCTGGCGGCCAACAACTTCCTGGCCGGCTCGGCTTTCGCGGCGACTGTGTATGACCGCGAGGAAGTGTCGGTGCGCGTTGCAGAGCAGCACGCCGACTTCTTCATCAAGAACATGGTCGCCATGTTGTGCGAGGAGCGCCTGGCGCTCACCGTGGAGCGCCCCCAGGCCATGGTGGCCGGCGCGTTCCCGGCCTGACGTCGCTGCTGCGCTCGGTTCGCTCCCAGGCGTATGCCTGACCCATGCCAGCCCATTGCGGGCTGGCTTTTTCGTTTCTGGAGATCCAACATGAAGATCGCAAAGCCCTTCCTGCGCGACGGTGTCGTCCTGCAGCCTGGTGATCCCCTGCCCACCGGCCTCGATGACGAGACCGTCAAGCACTACCTGCGCCACGGCATGGTGGCCCGGTCGCACGACCAGGCCGGCGCGCCCGCCCCACAGCAAGCCACCCGCAGCACGGGCGCGTCGCGTCAGCCAGCGGGCACTCGGGCGCCGAAGCCGACCACGGCGCAGCAAGCGGCACCAGCTTCCGCGCAGCAGGCTGCACCGACCTCGACTCAGCTGGCAGGGCCATCCATCGCGGTGACGCTGACCCCCACCACGACGAAAGACGCAGAGCCCGCAGCCGGTGGCTCAACTGAGCCAGGCGCCCCCACCCCGTAACCAGCCCGTCATGTGATGCGCCTCGCCACGCTGGGCGCATCGCAGGGCGACCTGAAGGATGACCATGCAGACCAAACCCACACCAGAGCAGGCGCTGATTCGGCTTCGCCTGGACCCAGACCTGGCACCCGATCTGCGCGATGCCATCGACCAGGCCCATGCCGAGGCGGTGGCCTTCCTCGACGGCAAGCTCTACGCCGACGAGGACGAGGTGATCATCGCCGGTGACGTCCGGGGCATTTTGATCAAGCCAGACATCATTGCCGCGCAGCTCCTGCTGCTGGATGCGGCCCTGGGCAACAACGCCACGCAGGATCGCGAGAGCAAGCGCACCACCGCTTTCAACATCCTGCGACGCCATCGGAACATGGGGGTGTGATGCATTCCCTACAGCTGGACGCCCGCATCCTCATCGAAGCGCCGACGGTCACCAGGGGTAGCTCAGGCGGCATTAAGACTACCTGGGCCGAGCACCTGACGTGCTGGGCGCAGCGCCGGGACCAGAGCGGTTTGGAACGCGCCGCCGCAAGCGCCGGGGGTGCCATCACCGTTGCCCGGGTCGAATTCGTGCTGCGCGTGCGTGAAGGCATCAACGAGCAAATGCGAGTCATCCACAGGGCGCGACACCACAACATCCAGCACGTAAAGCCCCTGGCCGATCACCCTGGCTGGATGGTCCTCACCTGCGACACGGGAGCGAACGATGGCTAAGACCGAAGTCCTCGGCATTGGCGGCCTATCCGCCGCATTTGGCGACCTGCAGGACGGCATGAAAACCCGGACGGGCCGGGCCATGGTCGTGTCGGGCGGCGGGGTGATCAAGCGCCGCGCCAAGGCAATCGCCCAGGCGCAAGGCCTGCGCCGCACCGGGTCGATGATCAAGAACATCGCCATCAAGCGCGAAACGCAGGCGCCGCCCGACACGGTGCAGTACCACGTGGGCGTGCGGCACGGGCGCAACCTGACGAAGAAGCAAAAGGCCACCGGCAAGCTCGGTGTCAACGGCAAGGGCCGCATCGTCAAGCGCTACGAGGACGACCCGTACTACTGGCGCTTTCTCGAATTCAGCACGAAGCGCCGCTCCGCAACCCCGTTCCTGCAGCCTGCATTGGAGCAGGGCAGGGAAGAGGCCATCGACGCCATGGCGCAGCGGCTACAGCGTGAACACGACAAGGCAGCCAAGACGTGACGATCAACGCGACACTGACGCAGGCGCTGACCGTTGCGCTGAGCAACACCTGGGCCATCGAACTGCCGCCCGTCCCTGTCTGGCCCGCTGCGGTGTTCGACGTCGAAAGCGCGCCGGAGGAAGCTTGGTGCATGGGCGGCGGCTACACCCAGCACGACGTCCACCTGGTGGTCATGGCCCGCGACCTCGACCAGCTCGATGTGCTGCTGCCCCTGGCCGGCGGTGGCCCGTTTCGCGCCGCGCTGGAGGCGCAGGACAGCTACCAGTACGAAGACGGGTGCGGCGATGCGGACTATGAGACCGACCCGCAGATCTACGCCCGTCACCTCACCGTGCGCCTGCGCACACCTCGCTACTAAACCGGAGATCCATCCATGGCACGCACCGCAAACCCTGCGGAGGCGAGCGCAGCCGCGCCCGCATCCGAGCCTGTGCACACGTCTGCACAGCCGAACAACACCACGGCCGCAAAGCCGGACCACCACCTGCCCACGGCGCTGCCGCCCCGCGACGAGTACACGGGCAAGGGTGGCGACTACGCCCGCGACCCGATCTCCGGCGTACGCACGCGCGTGTCGCCGCCCGCTGCACCAGCTCCAGCAGCCGACTGATCGGCGGCAGATCAACCTCACCAAACGAAAGGACCACCATGGCCAAGTCCATGAAAAAGATGCTGCTGCTGGCGGCCATCCAGGCCTCTGCCGGCGTGGATGCCGCGCCCACGGCTGCGCTCAATGCGATCCTCTGCCGCGCGCTCATGCCCGAGCCCATCTCGGGCGAGCAGGTGGAGCGCAACCTCATCCGGCCCTACAAGGGCAACAGCGGCAAGCTGTTCGTGGGCGAGCACCGAAAGCTCACCTGCGAGGTCGAGATCGCCGGCAGCGGCACGGCCGGCGTGGCGCCCGCCTGGGGGCCGCTGCTCAAGGCCTGTGGGTTCTCGGAGACCGTCACGGCCGCCACCAGCGTGGCCTACGCGCCCGTCAGCGAGGGCGAGCCGCTGCTGACGCTGTACGGCTACCTCGACGGCACCAAGTACGCCATGGTGGACTGCAAGGGCAACGTCTCGTTCGAGCTGAACGCCAAGGGCATCCCGGTGATGAAGTTCGAGTTTCTCGGCACCTACATCCCAGCCACCGAAGTCGTCATGCCCACGGGCGTGGACTACAGCAAGTTCCAGGCGCCTAAGACGGTCGGCAAGACGAACACGCCAACTTTCAACTTCTTCGGCCTGGCCGCATGCATCTCGGCGTTTTCGATTGCGATGGGCAACACCCTGGCCTGGCGCGAGCTGATCAACTGCGCTGGCGCTACCAGCGCGGACCGCAAGCCCACGGGCAGCGTGACGATGGAGCTGCCGAAGGTCACCACGAAGGACTGGGCCGAAGTTGTGCGCCAGGGCACGGTGGGTGCGGCAGTGCTGGTGCATGGCACTGCCGTGGGCAACATCGTGGAGTTCCAGCTCCCCCAGCTGCAGTGCGGGCTGTTCACTCTGAATGATGACCAGAGCGTGGCCATGATGGCCCTGCCATTCGACCTGATACCGCTGGCCGGCGACGACGAGCTGGCGATCATCGTCCGCTGACGCTTCGCAGCGATCCCATTTTCTGTTTCACCCCTCCGGGCCACCTTACCAGGTGGCCCTTTTTTTTGTTCAAAAGGTTCCCTCATGTTCATCCTCGCACCCACTGAAGTTTTCAAGGCCAAGGTCACCGTCAACGTTGCGATGCAGTCCGGCGGCTGGCGCGAAGAAAGCTCCACCGGCATCTTCAAACGCACGTTCGAGGAAGACCGCAAGCGCCTGATGGAGCTGCCCAACGTGGACCTGGTGCGCGAAGTCATGGTCGGCTGGGAAATGGTGGATGAGCAGCGCGCGCCGGTCGAGTTCAACGACCAGAACCTGCAGGCATTCCTGCGGCTCAGCGGTGCGGTCCGCGAAGCGACGGTCACCTACTGGCAGCACAACGCCGGCGCCAAGGCAAAAAACTGATCGAGGCGGCGCGCTTCTGGGCGGGCGAGCGCGCCGCTGAGACGGGCCGATTCAAGGCCGATGAATCGATCCTGGAAGCCATGCAGGCCTACGGCGCGCCGCAGGCGGAGATCGAGCGTGTTGCGGCTGAGATCGAGGCTCAGACCGCAGATCCCGAGGAACAGCCTTTCGAGGTGCATGCGGACAACCTGCGCACGGTCGGCGCCTTCCAGGCGCTGCGCACGCAGTGGCAACGCAGTGGCTTGGACTGTGTGCGAACCGGGCTGCTCTACGCCGGCGTCACGGCGTGGCTCCATGAGCACGTTGCTCGCCCTCGCATGCGCCGCGAGTTGTTCGCGGGCCTGCAAATCATGGAAACCGCCGTGCTCGCATACGACGTCGAGCGGCGAAAAAGAGAAGGGGAGTAACTCATGTCCGCACTCGGCTCACTCGTCGTCAAGTTGGGCCTGGAATATGCCGAGTACACGGGCGGCCTGAGCAAGACGGAACAGGCCACGCTCGCCACCGCCAAGCGCGTGCAGGACACCTTCGACAGCATGGGCCGCAAGGTGGCCGCGACCGCCGGCGCCATCGCTGGCGGCCTGGCCGCAGGCTTTGCCATTGGCGCGTTCAAGAATCTGCTGGCCGGCGTGATCGAGACCGGCGCGCGCCTGGACGATCTGCGCATGCAGACCGGCGAAACCGTCGAAGCACTGAGCGGCCTGCTGGCCATCGGCAAGTTCAACGACATGGGCGCGGACCAGCTCGGCAGCATGATGACCAAGCTGGCCACCAACATGGCCGGCGCGACCGAGGAAAGCAAGGGCGCATCCAAGGCCCTGCAGACCCTCGGCATCGACATGGAAGCCTTCAAGCGCCTGTCGCCTGCCCAGCAGATGCAGGAGATCGCCAAGGGCCTGGACAAATTCGAGGACGGCGCGGGCAAGAGTGCTGTCGCGGTCGCACTGCTGGGCAAGGAAGGCGCCCAGGCGCTGCCTTTCCTGAACGACCTAGCCGCCGCCGGCGAGTTGCAGGCGAAGGTGTCCACCGAGCAGGCCGCAGCAGCGGCCAACCTCGACGACAACATCACGCGTCTGGCCACCTCGGGCGATGCATGGAAGAAGGAACTGTTGAGCGGCATGGTGCCGGCGCTGGACCTCGGCGCCCAGGCGCTGCTCGACGTGATGAACGGCACGGGCGGCATGCGCGCCGAGGTGAAGCGCCTCACCGCTGATGGCTCCATCCGCGAGTGGACGAAGAACGCGATCACCGGCCTGACCTACCTGGCTGATGGCGTGCAGTACGTCATCCGGCTGCTGAAGGTCGGGGGCGAGTCCATTGGGGCCTACGCCGCTGCGGCGACGGTGTCGATGGGTTCGATGGCCGAGTTCGTGCGGCGGTTGACGTCCGGCGACATGAACGGCGCGGTCGAGACGCTCAAGACCGGCATGCGCGGCGCCGGTGAGATGGTGCAGACCTTAGGCGGCACGGTGCAGGCCGCCTTCAGCGAGGAAACCATGGGCTCGCGCATCCGCGCGCGCATGGCTGAGATCGAGGCCACTGGCGACAAGGCGGAAGCGGCAAAGCCGAGGCTGGATTTTTCCAACGTCATCGAGAAAACGAAGAAGGCCGCGAAGGAAGCCAAAGACCCCGTCGACGGGCTGATCGAGAGCATCGAGAAACGCACGGCCCTTTATGCGGCCGAACTGGCCGGCGAAGAGAAGCTGACCGAGGGCCAGAAGGCTGCAGTCGAGGTACTGGAGCAGCTGCGCAGCGGCAAGGTCAAGGTCACGCAGGCCGAGTCCGCCCGGATCGGCGTGCTGCTCGAAGCCATGCTCGTGGCCGAGAAGGAGGTCAAGGCCCACCAGCTGACCGTGCAGCAGCTGGAGGCCGAGCGCGCCGCCCGCGTCAAGGTGATGGAGACGATGGAGCAATCCGTCGGCAAGCTCCTCGAATCCAACGACGAGCTGGAGCGCGAGATCGAATTGATCGGTCTCACCGAGCGCCAGCAGACCGCCGTGCTGCGGGCGCGCAGCGAGCTGGTGCTGGTCACCAAGCGCGCCACCCTGGCCGAGCTGGAGCGGCGGGACGCCATCAGCGGCACCATGAGCCGCGAGCAGATCGCGCTGGCGGCCGAGATCGAGCAGCTGGAGCGGCGGAACGTCCTGCTGGACAAGAAGCAGGTCCGCGAGGAGGAATTTCAGGGCTGGACCAGCATGTGGCAGAGCGTGGATCAGACCGCGCACGATGTGTTCGTCAACGTCTTCGAGGACGGCGCCGGCACCTTCAAACGGCTCGGCCAAACCCTCAAGGCTTCGCTGCTGGACCTGCTCTACCAGATGACGATCCGCCCCTGGATCATCAGCATCGTGGCCAGCCTGAAAGGCAGTGTCGGGAGCGAGGTGGTCAACGGCCTGACGGGTGGCGGCGCTGGTGGCATGGCGAGCGGTGCCTCCAACCTCTACAACTTGGTGACGGGCGGTTTCAACGTTGCCGCCAGCATGGGCAGCAAGATCGCTACGTCGGAGCTGTTGAGCCGATACGGCAGCGAGGCTGTCCAGCAGATGCTGGGTGAGTTCGGCGCCGGGATGATGAATACGTCATCCCTGGGCGGCTTCATGGGCGCCATCGAGGCGGGCGGTGCGCAACTTGCTGGCGCGGTGGTCGGCTCAGTGATGAACGGCTTTTCCGGCTACGGCATCAGCCGGCTCATCAGCGGCGGCTACCAGGTCAACCCGTGGGTGGACCGGATTGGCGGCATTGCTTCGATGATCCCCGGCGTGGGCCCCATCGCTGGTGTCATCAGCGGCGCCATCAACCGACTCTTCGGGCGCAAGCTCAAGGACAGCGGTATCGAGGGCACCTTCGGGGGAGACACCGGCTTCGAGGGCCGCACCTACCAGTACTACAAGGGCGGATTGTTCCGGTCCAGCAAGACGAAGTACGGCGAGCTGGATGAAGATCTGCGGTCCGGTTTGGCGGACCAATTTAGCGCGATGAAGGTCGGCACCGCCGCCATGGCCGAGACCTTGGGTCTGGGCACGGCCGCTATCGACAACTTCACCGCGTCGATCAAGGTGTCGTTCCACGGGCTCAGCGCTGAGGAGATCCAGAAAAAGCTGCAGGAGGAACTGGACAAGGTGGCTGAGTCCCTTGCCTCCGCGACGTTGGGCACGCAGGAATACACGCGCAACGGTGAAACCTCGGTCGACACGCTCGTTCGGTTGTCCAGCAGCCTGGCCGCGACCAACAAGGTCTTCGAGCAGCTAGGCACAACGCTCTACGAATCGAGCCTGGCGGGCGGGGATATGGCCAGCCAGCTGGTCGACCTCTTCGGTGGCATCGACAAGTTCACGGCTGCGGCCGGGACGTTCTTCCAGAACTTCTACAGCCCTGAGGAGCAGCGCGAGGCGATGAAGCGGCAGCTGCAGTCGCAGCTCGATGCCGTCAATCTGAAGCTGCCTGACATCGATGCGGCAGACGCCCGCGCGCAGTACCGAGCGCTCGCAGAAGCGCAGGACCGCACCACTGACGCGGGCCGGCGTGCCTACGCCATGTTGTTGCAGCTGGCAGGTGCATTCGCTTCGGTGACCAAGGAAGGAGACGACGCCGCAGCGCGCGCGGCTGAGCGAACGAAGAGCATCGCCGATGCCCGCGCCGGCCTGGATGAGCGGCTCCTCGCGGCGCAGGGCAACGACAGGGCTGTGCTGGATCTGCGGCGCAAGCAGGAGTACGAGGCGCTCTGGAAACTGGACCCGGCTCTCGCCGAGCTGGTCGCCAAGATCTATGCGCTGGAGGATGCATCCAAAGCCGCTGCCGAAGCTGCTGCACGAGCCGCAGAGATCCAGAGCAAGGGGTTTGACCTCAATCAGCGCCTGCTGATCGCCGAGGGCAAATCGCGCGAGGCCTTGGATCTGCGGCGCAAGCAGGAGTACGACGCGCTCTGGAAGCTGGACCCGGCGCTCGCAGCGACGGTCGCCAAGATCTGGGCGCTGGAGGATGCGTCACAAGCGGCGGCGGATGCTGCTGCAGCCCAGGCGAAGGCCGAGGCCGATGCACGCACACGCGTGGACCGTGCCTGGAGTTCGCTGCAGCAAGCGGTGCAGGCCGAGAAAACCCGGCTGGAGGCTGCACGGTCCGATGCCCAGGCGGCGGTGCAGGCCTGGCGGTCGGTGGTGGATGTTGCCCGGGATGGTGCGCGCGCCTTGCGAGGCGAAGTGTCTTCCACGGCCGCCATGCAGCACGCCGAAGGCTGGGTGTTTATCGAGGACGCGTTGGAGGCCGTTCTGCGTGGCGGTGCAGCGCCGGACAAGGACGCGCTGCGCGAGGCCATTGCGGCAGCGCGAAGCGGCCTGGACGCCAACCTGTACGCAACGCAGTGGGAGCGCGACCGCGACAGCGCCATGCTGGCCGGGTTGCTGGAGCAGCTGGAAACCAGCGGCGGCCGGCAGCTCAGCGCGGCTGACAAGTCGGTGGACGCGCTGGAGCGGCAGATCAAGCAGCTCGACACCACACTCGACTACTGGCAACAGCAGATCGCGCTGTCGCGTGGCGAGGTCGAGGCAACGCTGAGCGTGGCCGAGGCCATCGAGCGCCTGCGTCTGCAAGTCGCATCGTCGGCCTCCAAGCCGCCGGCGACAGGCAACGGCAGTGGCAGCGGTAGCGGTAGCGGTAGCGGAGGTGGCAGCACAGGCACTGGCGGCAGCGGCGGCCCGGTATGGGGTGGCACTGACCCCGGCAAAGGCAGCGGCGGCTCTGACGGTACGGCGGGTGTCCCTGTCTGGGGCGGCACCGCAACCGGCACCACGCCTGCGGCTCGCTACAGCCGTGTTCGCAGTGGCATCACGACGGGGGCGGTTTGGTACGACCCGATCATCGACGCCGCCACGATAGCCCGGCTCGACGCCCTCGCGCCGGTCTATCACCGGTTCGATGGCACCGGCAACCTCGTCGGCCTCGCCGCCGCATTCCGTGCGGCTGGCGGGACCATCGAGGACCTGTCGATCCTGTCGGGCAACTTCGAGGCGGACTGGCGCAAGTCGTTTGCCGCCGTGGGTGTGCCTGCCTTCGCAAGAGGCGGTGTGCACGCGGGCGGCTGGGCGATGGTGGGGGAAGAGGGGCCAGAGCTGGCCTATCTGCCCCCCGCGCGGATCTACACCGCCGGGGAAACCAACCGGATGCTCTCGGCGGCCGGGTCGGCCGGCACGAAGAGCAATCGTGTGGAGCAGCTGCTGGAGACGCTTGTGGCCAGGGTCGAGGCCCTGGGAGGCGAGGAAACCGCAAAGAACGTGCGAGACCTGAAAGAAGCCGTGGATGCGGTGACCGAAGGCCCTGCGGTGCGCACGCGGGTGATCTGAAGCAACGAAAAAGAAAGGAGGGGCGCATGAGCGGCCCGTACATCCTCGACCCCCTGGAGATCACCTCCAGCATGCTGCTGCAAGGCACGTCGGTGCCCGAGCCCGATCCCTCGCAAGGGGAGACGGCCTGGGCGCCGAATGGCAACTACGCGGCCGGCGACACCCGGGTGAGCGAGCACGTGATCTGGACGTGTTCAACAGCCCACACCGGGCGCAGCCTGCTGCCGTCCAAAGACCCGAAGTATTGGTCCGAGGGGCCACCGAGCAATCGGTATGCACCCTTCGACGACTACGAAAGCACGCCAGCGCGCGCGCCTGGTTCGATCACGTACACCATGCAGCCCGGCTTCTTCACGTCGATCTACATGGCCGGAATCGTGGCCGACAAGGTGCAGATCACCTGCCTGGACCCTGATGGCGTCGACCTGATGCCGCCGGTGGACACGGACATGTGGGAGCAGGCCATGGGCCTGTGGGAGCTGTTGTTCATGCCGCTGGGCGTGCGCAGCCAGCTCAGCGTGGACAACATCGACATGCACCCGATGGCGAAGCTCACGATCAAGGCGAGCAACTTCGATCCGCAGGCACAGGTCGAGATCGGCACGGTGATGCTGGGCGAGTGGCAGAGCCTGCAGGGCACTTCGGACGACCTGGTGGGCGTGGAGTACGGCGCTGAGGCGGATTTCAAAACCAACAGCTACGTCAACTACAAGCTCGACGGCAGCTGGAGCATCGTTCGCCGGCCCAGCTCCATCAACCTGCGACTGCCCACCGTGCTCAACGCGGGCCAGGCCGACTACGCCGTGGCCATGCTGCGCAAGGTGCAGGACAAGCCCGTGGCGGTTCGGGCGACCAACGTGCCCGGCTACGACTACCTCAACACCGTGGGCCTTATCACAGGCCCGCTCACCGCGAGTGACTTCATGACCACCCGCGCGAATCTCAAAGTCACCGGAGCGATTTGATGGCAGACCCCGTATTCAACAAGCCTGTCGTGGATGTTCCTGCAGCGCCCGAGCCGCCGCCGTTCCCGACCCTGGCCGACCGGCGCACCAATACGTACAACCGCAAGGCGTACGACTGGGCCCTCTATTACGCGGGTGAGTTCGTTACGCGGATCATGGCGCTGATCAGAAGTGTCAAGAGCAATGCCGATGCGGCGCATGAGCGTGCGGTATCCGCGGGCGCCTCGGCCGCGACGGCGACAGCGATGCGTAACGAGGCGGTGCCGGCTGCAGCGACGGCCACTGAAAAAGCCGGAGTTGCCACTGAGGCTGCCGGCACTGCCACTGCCATGCGCGGCCAGGCGGTGGCAGCAGCTGGTCAAGCCGTGCCAGCCGCAGAAGCTGCGTTGGAAGCCAAAGGTGCTACGCAAGCAGCGCGCGACCAGGCACAAGCGTTTGCAACGCAGCAGCTGAAAGCGACGAGTGCGACCGAGTTTGCCAACACCGCCGGGGCGAAGAACATAGCGCTCACGGCAAACAAGCCGTTTGTTCCGAATGTGACCTACCTTCGTGGGGCATCCCGCAGCAACCCGCTGGCCCAGAACGCTGGCTACCTCACGGCGTACAACCCCGCCACGGGTGCGGCCACCTTGGCGCTGACTGAGAACTACGGTCCAGCAACCAATTTCAGTGACTGGGATTTTGGTGTTGGTGCACCAGGCGGCGCGCCCGGCATTTCGGTGGTGGCACCTGACACCATCCAGAACTGCAACAACCTACCGAACAACACGATCACGCGTATCAGTTCAACCAACTCCACCGCAGCCGCAAAGAACCTACCGTTGCTGGTGGCGAATGCTGCGATGGGTGCTTGGAACTACAACATCAACTGGATTGTTGAAACCATTGGCTTTGAAGCCAATGCTGCAGCGGAGCAGACTGCCACCCCGATTATCACCAGTGCAAACGAGACGGGTGTAGGCTGTAAATTCATCCGGAAACGGTTTGACGGTGTGTGGGGTCGCTGGAAACCAATCGGCGCCAACTTGCCTGAGGGCATATTAACCGCGAGCGGCGGTTGGATGTATGGCAGCGCCGATGGCACCATCGCCCTGAACCGCATTAATGCCATCTCCAGCGCGTTAAACGGCCAGCAGAGCGCGTGGAATTTTCCAACATCACCAGAAGCCGGCGACAAATTCTACGTGGTGACTAACTATCGAGATGACAATTATCTGGTCGTCCCTAATGGCGGCAAGCCCGTATCCCTGGGGCTTAACTATTACCCGAGCGGTGGCGATGTGATCGTGCTGGACACCCGAAATAACCTTTTCCGCTGGGTGTACTGTGCGACGTTTGGTGGTTGGCTCCTGGAGTAACGAAAATGGCAACTGGAAAAGTTTCAGATCTGGGGAAGAACCTCATCAAGAGTATTCAAACCATCGTTTACGGACCAGTTGGAGGTCAGAACGTGAATGTGCCCATCGCTGCAGTGGACACGAACAAAGCATTCATTACAAGAGCCACGCCTATCAATGGCAGCTTCGGAAACTTCCGGGCGCGGTTGACTTCGGCCACTAATGTCTGGTGCGAGTTCGCAGACAGTAGTAATAGAACCCTTATTCTCGAAATCACGGAGTACCGATAATGGCAAACGGCGCAGTATCGCAGATTTCGCAGTCTGCGATTAAATCTATCCAGCGTGGTGAAGTTACCATGGACGGAGGCAGCATCCTCTTTAACATCGCTGCAGTCAACAAGGCCAAGTCTATTATCCGTGTTGCAGGGTTCGTATATGAACAAGAAGTAGTTCCGATGCCTACGGGGTGGCTGGAGAACAATACTCAGTGCCGTATTCAACTTCCGCCCGGTCCTAATTACTTCCGTATGTACTGTTACTACGAGATTATCGAATTCAACTAAGGACTTGAAATGCCGAACTACATTTTCATCGAAAACGGTATTGTCATCCGCACACATGCTTCCACCATTCCGTTTGATCCGCTACCAGAGGGCGGTGTGGAAGTGGCTGTCGTGCCCGCCGGCATTTTGGGCCGGAAGTATCTGGGTCTGGATGAGGAGGGCAACGTGCTGACCGAGCAAATCGCACCTCCCACGGACGCCGCCCCCCGGCACATCAGTGTCGGCGCCTTCAAGGCTCGCCTGAGCGTCGACGAACGCAAGGCCATTCGTGCCTTGGCCAAGTCCGACGAAGACGTGGAGGACTACATGGACCTCCTCAACTCCGCTCAGTTTGTCGATCTGGACGACGCCCGCACGCGTGGTGGCCTGCAGTACATGGAGTCCTTGGGTGTGCTGCTGCCTGGTCGCGCTGCGACCGTGCTGGACGCCGAGATCCAGCCGGGCGAAAGCTCTCGATGAACGATGCGATGCACACGTGTGCACAACCTTCTGGCCCGCTTTCGCGGGCCTTTTTTTTGCCCCGGAGCGACCTCGATGCCTGAGCCCACCTCAACCGCTGCAGGCATCGTGACGGTGGCCACCGCCGCCGTCTCCACGTCCGCGCTCACCGCCTTCGGCGTGCCGCTCGGCCTGCGCGTGGATCTGCTGATCGCCGGCTTCGCCGGATCGCTGGTCGCCATCACACTGCTCAACACGGTGCCCAGCTCGGGCGATACGTGGTGGCACCTGGTGCGCACCACAGGCCGACGCATGGCGGTGGCCCTGGCCAGCGCCACCACCGCCGGCTACACCACACCGCTCGCGCTGCTGGCCGCCAACGTGCCCGAGGCCTTGCTGCTCTCCATGGCGTTCCTCGTCGGCGCCTGCGCGCAGCGCGTCCTGGCCAGCTTCGCGGACCGCTACTTCCCGCAGCAGCTACATGGCCCCACAACTCCGCGCAGCGACCAGACAGGGGGCACGCCATGAACGGGTTGCTTCTCGTCGTGCATTGGCTCTGCGGTGTCGTCGTGCTGGCCGAAGCGCTCAACAAGCTCGAGCGCACCGCGCCGTGCCGGCCCGGCATGCGCCCGCGCGAGCACCTCACCGAGTGGCTCAAGGCGGTGGCCTGGCTGCTCCTCGCCATGGGCGGCGGCGCGGCCGTCGCCGGCCCCATCTTGCAGCTCGACAAACCCACCATCGGCGATGCGTCCTTCGCCCTGGGCTTTGCCGTGCTGATCGTTCGTACACGCGTCAAAGAGGGATAGACCCATGCAACTCACCACCCATTTCACGCTCGGCGAACTGACCGCCAGCAGCACGGCGCAGCGCCTGGGCCTGGACAACACGCCGCCGCCGGAAACCGTCGTGCGGCTGCAGCAGCTGGCCGACATGCTGCAACGCATCCGCGAGCACCTGGACGTGCCGATGATCATCACCAGCGGCTACCGGGCGCCCGCCGTCAACAAGGCGGTGGGCGGTGTCAGCACCAGCGACCACCAGGCCGGAATGGCTGCGGACTTCGTGGCGCCCAGCTACGGCAGCCCGGCGCAGATCGCCCGGTCGCTGGCGCCGCTGGTGTCGGTGCTGGGCATCGGCCAGTTGATCTATGAGCACATCGGCGGCAAGGCCTGGGTGCATGTGTCCACGCGCATCCCCGTCAAGCCGTCCAACCGCGTGATCACCATCACCGGCAAGGGCACGCAGCTGGGCGTGCAGGAGGGCGAGTAGTGCTGCCCGGTCTCTACACCTACGTGGCCGTGGCGGTGGCCGCTGCGGCCCTCGGCGGCACGGCCGCCTGGCGCACGCAGGAGTGGCGCCACGGCGCCATCGAGGCCAAGCGCCTGCAGGCGGAGCGCGTGGCCACCGAAGCCCGCGACACCGACGCGCGCCAGCAGCGCGCCTTCAACGACCGCGCAGCCGGCACGCATGCCGCCGCACTGGCCGGCGTTAACACCCAACTAGGAAAAGCCCGTGCGCAAATCGCTCTGCTCTCTTCTGATCGCCAGTGCCTCGATGCTGGCACTGTCCGCATGCTCAACCACATCGGCAACCCCGCCGGCGGCCTGGGCCTGCGAGCCGCTGCCGGCCAGCCTGCGGGTACGGCCTCGGCCGCTTCCGGATCTAGAACTGACGCAGCCGGCTACGCCAGCGAGCGAAGCACTGCGGACCAGATAGCGACGTGCCGCGCGCAGCAAGCGGAGCTCTCGGCTCAGCTTAGTCGCATTTTAGATATCGAAGACCGTAGGCAGACCGGATCTCGTGACGTCGGGGGCGCCACTTCAGCCAGTGGAGAAGCGCTATGATGCTGTTAAAAGTTGTTTGTAACCGTTGACACATCCCTTGCTTGAACTTAAATGAGTTCGTCCAAAACTGAATACCAGCTCTTTACGAGATGGACGGTCTCAGCACTGGTGCTCCCGGTCTGCCTGGCTCTTGTTGTGTGGGGTGTCCTCGCTGTGGCCGAGGTAGAAAACGCGTTTCATGTCAGTTTTGGATCGGGAGATCTGATCTCAGTTGCTGCAATGATGCTAGTCGTTGTCAACCAGGAGATCGATAGGTTGCCTCTGGAGCAACGCTCTACCTTTTTGCTGACTTTTTATGAGCATTCCTTATGGATAGGAGTTATTGCTTGGTTTTTCTTTGGCGCTACCAAATTGATTGTTAATGTGGTTATTCCAAAGGCTAAGACGCCCGGTCATATATATGATTTGATCTCCTGGATATCCATTGCTTCGCTCGCTGTGGTTTTTGTTTTTTGCCTTATTGCAAGATTGTCTGTTTGGAGCCGGCTCAAATGACATTTGAAGCTTTGGTTATATACTTTCTTCAGGGGGTGCTTGCGCTTCTTGTTGTACTGCTCGTTGCTAGTTTGAGGGTTTTGTATATTACCTATCGCGCTTCACTTGAGCGTTCGCAAGTTTCGATAGGACTGCTGAAGGCGATACAGGTTGTCGAGTTTTTGAATCCCGCCGGAGGGTACCTTATCTCGCCGGGTTCAACTAATTGCGAGCGCACTGTGTATTTGGACGTGTGGGAGGGTTTGGAACAGACTTTGCGGGCTCAGAGTGGTGCTAATTTTGTGATGCTGAACGCTTCAGTTCGTAACTCTATTGGCAGTAGATTCCCCCATAGTGACTTGTGGTCTAATATGGGCGATGCTTTGACGGGTAAAAGCAACGTTTTCAGAGGCGATGGGGGGGTGGATAGATTTAATATATCCAACCAATTGGCGGTTTTATAAATGACTTCATTGGAATATAAAAAATGGGTTGGGGTGGTGAAAGTTCATCTCGATCAGATGAATTTGAAGTATGAGCTGACGGCGTCTACTCAAGTCTTCCAAATGGAATTTGTCGGAAGTTCTTTTACCTACCGCGTTTTGGTTTTGTGCGGTGAAGTTGAAGATGGGGATGGTTTTGCTACCGTTGTGGTATTTCACCCTAAAGTAGTGCATGAGGCTAAGCGAGTGGAAATATTGGAATTTCTTAACTCTCGCAACCGGGGCGTGGCAATTGGTGGTTTCGAGCTGCATGGAAGTCCGGGAAGGGTTGTTTTCAAGTCCGGCCGATTTCTCGCTGAGACACTCACACTAAAGGAGTTTTCCCAGCTTCTTCTGGGCGCGGTGGGTAATATGAATTCATTAAGCCCAGAATTAGAGAAAGTTCTGCCGGGGTAAGAAGTCGAAACGTATCCATAAATCTGCTCGGACCCAACCGGCCGTCGGCGACATACCTGTTGAGCTCTGTCAAATCGATTGCGGTTTCTGATCCCTCGCGCTTGAGTGGATGCCTGGTCGAGCTATCGGTGGAATTGGCTTGAATACCGGACGATGGTGGGTGGCCTGACGTGCGCGCCGTATCAAGCCAGAAAATCATCGTGCTTGGCAGTTTCAAATGCACAATACATATGATTTAGCCGCCAGCGCTCTGGGTCCCTGCGGTTCGGCACACGCTAGGCTCGTTCTAATACAGTCAACGATAAACAGTTGGACTGGCCTCGCTTGTGCTTTGCTCTTCGCAGGGGTTGCGGTGCGTGGCTCTGCAGCAGAAATTTAGCAACCGGACTAAGTATTTTGATTATCGATTGAAATTCTCGAGTTTTAAATATCTTCCGGTAGTGCCAATATTCCATCTGGGGTAATTTTATGAATTCAGAAGAGCAGCAGGAAAAATTCAGAAATCAGAGGGGCGCTTTATACGCTGAACTCGGGCGCTTCGTCGTAATGTTCGAGGAGCTAATTGACGCTATGCGTCACGTCATCTCCATGCATGTCAGTTTTGGGACGGGGCCGCAAAATCATAAATACCAGCAGTTTGCTAATATCTTTACAGCGGAACTCACAGCCTATCCCTTGTTAAAGGCATTCCATTCCATTGTTCTTGTGGAAATAACGAGCTACGAAGATCCTGCAAAGCGTGACGATTATAAAAAAATATTCGATCACATCTATGGGCGCATCGTTTCTATAACTCAAGTTAGGAATGATTTTTTGCATGGAACTTGGCATCTTAATTATGGCAGTCCGACGGCAGATGACTACTCTACGGCGGAGGGGGCTAAAGGTGTTAATGCAAAAAAAGGCTTGCGATATGACGCGCTTAATTACAAGGTCGAGGATTTCTTAAGCTATTCTGACGAGTGCCGAAGTCTGGCGGAGATGGTTAGAGGTATTGGCTTGGTAATGTTGCTCGATGGGTTCGATCCGAGAACCAAATACAGATTCGTAGAGAATAAATTAGTACCAATTGTTTGAAGTGTGACTTCATGCTCTTGCGACAGGCATTTCTTCCCACCTAGTGGTGTACCTCGGCGTGCGGCGCTCCTGCCTCATGCCCCACTCTCGCCGACCATCATCCAGGCCGGTCGCACCCACGTGCAGGCTGCCCTTGCCGTAACGGCCATTGATGGCATCGAGCGCGGCCATGAGTCGCGTCTTGTCCCGACCCGTCTCGTCTTCGAGCTGCAGCTCGTGCTGGAGCAAGCCGCCTGGCTGAAGGTCCAGCAGAATCACCCCCGCTTTCACCAGGTCAAAACCGGGCGCGTAGATGTGCTGCAGGCCGGCAACCGCCGCGCCTACGAGCAGCCCGGTGTCAGCGGTCGGCCGCCGCAGCGGGACCACAATCGAGCGCGAAAACCTCGGCCCCTCGCGGTGTGGCGACGTATGCGCAAACACCAGCAGCTGGCTGGCCAAGCTGCCGTCCTCGCGTAGCTTTTCACCCGCCCGCGTGGCGAACGCGCTGACAGCCTCCAGCAGAGGTCCGAGATCGGTGACTGGACGGCCGAAGGATCGCGTGCACGCGATCTGCTTCTTGGGCGCCGGGGCGTCCTCCAGTTGCACGCACGGCATGCCCTGCAGCTCCCGCACCGTGCGCTCCAACACCACATTCCACCGCCGCCGCACCAGAGCCGGATCGAGTCGCGTGAGATCCAGCACCGTCAACACGCCGGCATCGATCAGCTGGGCGCCGATGCGCCGGCCCACGCCCCATACGTCCGTCACGGCCGTGGCCCGCAGCACGTCATCGAGGTCCTGGGCGGGTAGGGCGGCCAGGTTGCACACCTGGGCCAGCTCGGTGGGGTAGCTGCCTGGCTTGCGCTCGGCAGTCTTCGCGATGTGGTTAGCCAGCTTCGCAAGCGTTTTTGTCTGCCCGATCCCGACGCCGCAGGGAATGCCGGTCCATTGCAGGATGCGTGAGCGGATCGCGTGCCCACGCTTGACCAGGTCACCACGCACGCCGTCCAGGCCGATGAAGCTCTCGTCGATGCTGTAGATCTCCTGGCTCGGCCCCATGCCGGCCGCCAAGCTCATCATTCGGTCACTCATGTCGCCGTAGAGCACGAAGTTGGCAGACAGTGCCACCAGGCCGGCCGACTCCTCAAGGTGCCGAATCTGAAACCACGGAGCCCCCATCTTGATGTCTAGCGCCTTGGCCTCGTTGCTCCGGGCAATCGCGCAACCATCGTTGTTGCTCAGCACCACCACGGGCCGGCCCTGCAGCGAGGGGCGAAACACCCGCTCGCAACTCACGTAAAAATTATTGCCGTCCACCAGGGCGTACAT